TTTTTACACGTAATGGTTATAGCTGTAACAACAATGCCGAACCGAAGTCTAAGTTTCCAAGTAATATTTACTGGGTGCGAGACTGACGACACGGATGAGCCAAACGTACATGGTGGAGCCATGTGGGCTAGAATGCCTATAACAGCGTTGGTTGCTGATACCAGTTACGAAGAGTGGCCCACAGAGATGCCACCGTATATAGCACAACCGTGGGATTGTATGTCTCACGATCATTCAGTTTACGTATTGAATAGAGCTACACCTGCCCCTTGGATAGCCAAGGTAGATGGAGAGTTCTATCCTGCGAAATACTATTTTACTGTGGACTACACAAACAGTGAAGTAGCGGACGATCCTGCCCAACACAAACAGAGTCACGTTCTTGAACTGTTAGATGCAGGAGAGTATACAGGTAACATAGTAGCGTTACCTAACAATCGGGTTCGTGTTACACACCCTGCGTGGTTTGAGACTGGTCAAGGCGCACCAGACTTCAGACCGAATCAACATACTTTTCATTCTAAACAGAACCACGAATACGTTTGGGACACCCAACGTGTTTTTAATAACTTATACGAGGAGCAAGAAGATGATTAAAAAGAAGAAGATGATGGCTAACGGTAAAATGGTCAAGAAAATGATGGCTGGCGGTAAGACTAAAAAAGGCTACGCTATGGGTAAAAAAGTCTTAAAAGATGTACCTGCTGGGAATAAAGGTCTTGGTAAACTACCTGAAGCTGTCAGAAATAACATAGGTTTTAAAGCCAAAGGCGGAGCTATCAAGAAAATGGCTGGTGGGGGCATGACCAAGAAGATGATGGCTAAAGGTAAGATGGTCAAAGGCGGTGCTAAAGGTGGCAAGAAGAAGTCTAAAGCCAAGGTAAGAGGCGCAGGTATAGCACAAAAAGGCGTAAGACCAGCGAAAATGGTGTAAAGGCATGATGCGTAGATACTATAAAAAAGGGGGCAAGATATGCCCATCAGGTAAAGCTTGGGCTAAACGTACATTTGATACGTACCCAAGCGCCTACGCTAATATGGCAGCATCTAAATACTGCAAAGACCCTAACTATGCAAAGGGTGCGAAAGGCAAGAAGAAAAAGTAATGGGCGCTTTAAAAGATTGGGTAAAACAAGACTGGGTTCGTATCGGTACTGACGGTAAGATAAAAGGCAAATGTGGTACGTCTAAGGACAAGAAAAATCCTGATAGATGTTTACCCCGCAGTAAAGCTAATAGTCTTAGTCAGTCTCAACGAGCTACTACAGCTAAGAAAAAGAAGCGCGAAGGCTCAAAAGGTAAAACTGTGGTAAAAAATACCAAACCTGCTACAGTAAAACTCAGCGGGGGTGGGCTTGCTCGACGGAGGCGTGGTATCGCACGAGGGTGTGGGGCTATAATGGAAGGTAGGCGTAAGGAAACACAATATATTTAGGAGGTATCATGGAACTTATACAGAACGGTACATTTGCAACAGGAGAACCTGTGTATCAAATAGCAGAAAAGAATAGTAACGGGACACACACCACTGTTGTGTTTGACCCGATGACAAAAGAAGAAGCTGAAGCAAGACTAAAGTCTATGGGAGGTATGACTAAGGAACCTGTAGCAGAGGTAGTATCTGACGATCCCCCTAACTATGAGTCTATGACAAAGCTAGAATTAGAAGCCATGATGCGCGAACATGGTGTAGAGTTAGATAGACGTAAATCAAAAGGAGACTTGTTGAAAGAAGTAAACGACTATTTTACACACGTCTTACATACACCTAGTAAGGACTAATTATGGCTACATCGGGTACTACAGCATTTAACATGGACTTCACAGAGATCGCTGAAGAAGCGTGGGAACGTGCAGGTCGTGAGATGCGTTCTGGATATGATCTAAGAACTGCCCGCAGATCCATGAACTTACTGACTATAGAATGGCAAAACAGGGGTTTGAATCTCTGGACAATAGACAGTGCAACACAGGCTGTTACAGCAGGTACAGCACAATACACACTCCCTGCAGATACTATAGACCTATTAGATCAAGTTATACGAACAGGAGACAGTGGTTCTGGGGGCCAGTATGGTGACGGGGGATCTACACAATCTGATCTCACCATAAGTCGTATTGGTGTGAGTACCTTCGCTACTATCCCTAACAAGTTAATACGTGGTAGGCCCATCCAAGTATGGGTTGAACGACTACGTGATGCACCGCGAATAAACCTATGGCCTGTGCCTGATAAGTCTTACAGTTTTGTATATTGGCGACTACGACGTATGGAAGATGCAGGTAATGGTATAGAAACAGCAGATATGAACTTTAGATTTTTACCTTGTCTGGTGGCAGGGTTAGCGTATAACATAGCTATGAAAACACCTGAACTATCGGGCAGATTACAGATGTTGAAAGCTGATTATGATGAGCAGTATAACCTTGCAGCTGGTGAAGACAGGGAGAAAGTGTCTGAACGGTTTGTACCACGAGTAGGGAGGATCTAGTGACTGTAGCATTTGCATCTATCAAAAGAGCGATAGCCGAATGCGATATTTGTGGATTTCGTTTCAAGCTACGTGAGTTACGCAACATAATCACTAGAGGTAGGAATACTAATATTAAGGCATGCCCACAATGCTTTAGTCCCGATCACCCACAGAATAAACAAGGTATGTTTCCTGTACGAGACCCCCAGGCAATACGTGACCCACGTCCTGACTTTGTAGGGTATGAGCAGAGTAGAAATTATGCGTGGGGTTGGAACCCTGTAGGTGATGGGCAGAACAACTATGGACTAAGCAAAAGCAGTAGCTTAAAAATGCTCAGTGGTGTGGGATCAGTAACGGTGACAACATGAATTATACAGAGTTAAAAACAAACATAGCTGACATATGTGAAACGACGTTTACAGATGCACAGGTAAACATGTTTATACAGCAGGCTGAACAGAAGATATACAACACTGTACAGATCCCTGCTTTACGTAAAAATGTTTCAGCTGCAACCACGTCTAGTAATAAGTATTTAGCCCTACCATCAGATTTTTTATATGCTTACAGCATGGCTATATATACGACAGCAGGTAACTCTTATTCTTATTTGTTATATAAGGATGTTAATTTTATGCGTGAAGCGTATCCAAACCCTTCTACAACAGGTACACCAAAGCACTATTCACAGTGGTCAGACGGATTTTTCATACTAGGACCCACACCTGATGCTGCGTATAATGTAGAACTTTATTATGGTCACTATCCAACGTCTATCGTTACAGCTACTAATACTTTCTTGGGTGATGACTTTGATTCAGCCTTGTTAAATGGAGCATTGATAGAGGCCGTGCGGTTTCAAAAACAAGAACCAGATGTCATACAGAACTACGAGAAACTGTACTTACAATCAATTACGTTGCTTAAAAACGCATATGAGGGTAGAAATGTTACAGATAACTACAGATCTGGAACGTATAAGGTAGAGGCTAGTTAATGTTAACAAATGCAATAAAAATGGGCGAAAACTTTAGTGTAGATGTAATAACCACTGATAATAGAGGTTTAACTCCTGAAGAGGTTACAGCGTTATGTTTGGATAAAATTATAGCTGTAAGCGACACCGCGCCACCCGCCATAAGAGATCAGGCACAAGCATTTCGTAGTGACTTAGAGCGTGTCGTATTAGAGTACATGAAACAAGCTATACAACATGATAGAGTAACAATATATAATGCAATAAAAGATGCAGGATACGATAAACTTGCAGAACACATAAGGAGAATATAATGGCTTTTTCAGGCAACGCATTATGTAATTCATTTAAACAAGAGTTACTAGAAGGTGTACACAATTTTACAGGTAGTGGGAATACTTTTAAATTTGCTATGTATACGAACTCTCAGGCAGGTAATGATAGTCTAGGGGGAAGTAGTAGCACTATGGATGCTACAGTCACAGCCTACAGCAGCTCGGCTTCTAATGAAGTGTCTTCTAGCGGTTATACAGCAGGGGGTGGTACACTAACTAACGTTGCCCCTTCATTAAAGTCTACTTCAACAGCTACAACACAGTTTAGCACCTTAACATTTTCTGGGGTTACTTTAACTGCGCGAGGGGCGTTGATATATAATGATACAAATAGTGATAAGGCGGTATGTGTGTTAGACTTTGGAGCAGATAAGTCCGCATCAAGTGGGTCGTTCCAAATAAACTTTCCAACCAATGACGCAAGTAACGCATTGATAAGGATAGCATAATGGCATTTAAAATAGAAGATAGAGTAAAAGAATCGACTGTAACCACAGGGACAGGGACACTTACTCTAGCCGCTGCTGTAACCAACTTTGAAAGGTTTTCTGCTAATTTATCTAATTCAGATACTACCTACTATGCGATTGTAGATAACACTAATAATGCGTTTGAAGTTGGGCTTGGTACATATTCTTCTAACACGTTAGCACGAGGTACTATCTTTGCTAGTTCAAATAGTGGGAATAAAGTAGATCTTGGTGTAGGCACTAAAGAAGTATTCATAACCGTCCCTGCAAGTAAGATTGTTGTTGAAGACGGTAGTAATAACGTGTCCATCGGAGGCACAGTAACAGCCACTGCTTTTAGTGGAAGTGGCGCAAGTCTCACAGGTGTTGATGTAGTAAACGACACGAGTCCTCAGTTAGGTGGCAATCTAGACCTAAATGGTAATGATATTGTTACCACATCCAATGCAGATTTAGAGTTAGCTCCAAACGGAACAGGACACGTTACAGTCAAAGGGAATACCAATCAGGGAGCCATACAGTTTAACTGTGAGAATAATAGTCATGGTCAGCTTGTTATAGCAGCCCCTCACTCTGAGAGTGCCAATAATACACTAACCCTACCTAGTACAGGTGGTGATGCTCGACTAGTCTCAACAGCTTCGACTGCCACGCTGACAAATAAAACCTTTGGCGATAACGTAAGTTTTGGTGACAATAATATTACCAACGTAGGCGATATAGCTATAGACTCTATCAGTCCAGACGGCACAGATATAAATGTAGCGGTGTCCGACAACTCAGCAACAGCATTTACTATTAAGCAAGGGTCAGATAATTACCTCGTTGTGGATACTGGGGATGGTGGTGAGTCTGTAGCGGTAGGCACAGGTGTATCAGGAACGGCTATATCTATCGGTCATACCACCTCAGAGACAACTGTGAACGATAACCTTACAGTAACAGGTAATTTGACAGTAAGTGGTACAACCACAACAGTAGACAGTACAACCATAAATGTTCAGAACACTTTGGTCTTTGAGGGTTCTACAGCCAACGAACACGAGACAACACTCACAACAGTTGATCCTACAGCCGACAGAACAATTAGCTTGCCCAATCAATCAGGTACTTTGCCTGTTCTTGCAGCAGCGAGTACCACGCAGATTACATCGACACCAGAGGAGTTAAACCTACTTGATGGTGTGTCAGGATTGGTTCAGGCTGATTTTACTAAACTGGCTGCGGTTGATGCTACGGCATCAGAGTTAAATTTATTAGATGGTGGAACTTCTGTAGGCAGCTCTATAACAATAGCAGATAGTGACGGCATAATCGTTAATGATGGGGGAACCATGAAATCTGTACCTGCCTCTGATGTAAAAACATATGCGTCAGCAGATTCAGCAAGTAAAGGTTTTGCTACAGCTATGGCGATAGCATTGTAAAGGAGAATAGATGGCACAAGATTTTGAACGGAATACAGCCAACGGTGTAGGCACAAGTGCCGTAACTTTACGAACAGCAAACTCAGACGATGCTATAGTTGGGATCATGGTGGCAAATGTTACAACATCGCAGATTACGGTTGAAGTGTACATTAACGATAGTTCTAATGATATTCATCTAATTAAAGATGCGCCCATACCTTCAGGGTCTTCTTTACAGGTTTTGGATGGAGGCGCAAAAATTGTAATGCAGTCTGGGGATGCACTAAAAGTAAAAAGCAATACGGCAAGCAGTGCAGATGTTTGGGTATCTGTAGTGGACGCTATTAGTACATAGGAGGAATAATGCCATACATAGGAAGTCAAGTTGGTTCTAGTTTTTCATCAAGACCTGCAACGCAGGAGTTCAACGGAGATAACTCTACAACGGTCTTTACGTTAAACCAGACTGTAGCTCAAGAAGACATCGTAGTAAGCGTTGACGGTGTAATACAGGAGAGTGTAGACGCATTTACAGTGCCAAATGGCACAAACCTTACATTTACGGAGGCTCCATCAACTGGCACAGGTAATATCTTTGTAATGTATCTTGGTGCAACAGATACAAGCATTACTATACCCACACAGAACAAAGGAAACTTTAAGAACGGTGGTATGTTTCGTGTTAACTCACAAACTGTTGATGTGAACACAACGATAGAAGCAACAGAGAATGCCACAGCCACAGGACCTTTAACAGTATCTTCTGGTATAACTATCACAGTCAACTCTGGAGGTAATCTAGCAATCATATGAGCAACCTTTTAGTACAGAATATAAAGCATACGAATGGCACTACGGCTCAGACTGTCGATAGTTCTGGTAGAGTTTTGAAACCTGTCATTCCTTTTGGACAAGCAAGTAGCAACGCTAAGACTTCTTCCTCCAATGTAGTAAATCTAAATTCACACGTTTTAAGTGGTGGTGGGTTAACAGTTGACCAATCAAACAATCGAATGATTGTGCCAGTGACAGGACTATATCAAATTGGCTTTACAGAATTAGCTGATATTGCAGGTTATGTAGAAATAGTTATGCGTAAAAATGGCTCTAATATTAGTGGTGGAAGAGGGCAAACTAGTAATTCACATCAATATGGTGAGTTTGGACATAATATGTTAATCAGTTTAAATGCTGATGATTACATTGACTGGTATTGTGTAGCAGGAACAACTCACAATAACACTGAATATAACAATCATTATGTTTACTTAATAGGATAAACAATGAGTACATTAAGAGTAGACAACTTACGAGGACAGACAGCAGATGGTACGA